ATGCTATATGTGATATTAATTGCAGCAATCGTCATATTCTGGTTGATCGCCGTGGATAGACCCGTGTTAAAAGTGAGTTTTGATGACGGCCACTTGAGCAAGGTAAAAGGGCATATACCTCCATCTTTTAAACATAACTTACAAGATATTGGCGAACATGACCCATTTACTGGTGAACTCAAAGTGTACAACCAACGCTCCGGAATGAGGTTGGTCTTTTCTAAAGACGTACCAAAGAAAGTTCAACAACGAATTCGAAATGTTTTTCCTCATCAAGGTTTCAAAGCTAATAAAGGCAAGAAACAAGCTTAGCCGACATATCAATTACTTATCTACGTTAAACGGGACGCAAAATTGTGTCCCGTTTTAGCATTTGACGCATAAAAAATTACAATCAGTCCATTTATCAAAAATGGATTTACGAATGCGATACGTTGTCACTTTATTTTTATTGTTGTTACCCACAGCGTCAACATTGGCCGATGATTCAGAAACAAATCCAGTGGCTAAGAAAATTAAATCGACGCTACAAAAGAAAGTCGATAAGCAGTTCGACCAATATGATGGTTATTGCGATTTAATGATTGAAATGGAACATAAAGGAAAAGTAGCAATAGTAAAACGAGTTACTGGAAGCGGAGATACAAAAGTTTGCCGTTTTGCTCGTTCAAACTTAAAAACCGGTAAGCGATATCGTTACAAATATCCTGAAAAATATATCCGCATACATATAACAACTGGTTCGTGAACCTTCAGTTTAAAGTAAGCAAGACCGAGTTACCGCAAATCAATTGGTTTTCTATAACCCGTAGATAGAAGTAGCATGGGAATGAATTGCCAAAAAATTTGATATACTTGGATTGTCAAGCATTTCAATAACTTGTGCTGAATTGGCCTTGGTGATTGCAAGTCCTAAAGAATCACTATATCAGTACGCATTATGGGCGCTTATGTTGAATGCGATTGCATATGCGTATCCTATAAAATGTCTCTCTTTTGAGGGACAATTCAATGAAGTATCACGAAATGACTAAAAACTATATTTTTCGTGAATTTGAATGTGGTTTAACCGTCGAAGAAGCTGCCAAACTTTGTTTAAAAACTGTGAGAACGGTCAAAGAATGGGACAAGGGGAAATCAATTCCTCCAGAGTGTAAACGCTTGATGAGGATGAATAAAGGGAGGGAATTGAGCTCTTGTGAAGATTGGGAAAACTTCGTAATGAGGCATGATCGATTAGAGCTGCCAACAGGACAGTTGGTTACTGCGCAGCAAGTCTTGATTGGGGTTGCTTTACTTGAGTTAGGTGCATCGAATGATATAAAGGTTGCTCATAAAATCCTCAAATATGCTCGAGTGTTAAAAAATATGGTGTAAACGAAGTTTTATTTAATCTAAATAGGGCTCACCATAAGAGCCCTACTAATAAATATTAACGCAGATGCGTTACTTATTATTTTCAATATTTTTTATTTTCTCATCATATTCATTCATTATTTCAAATTCATTGTTTAGGTCACGTAAAGTATCATTTGAGGGCAAGCCACATAGCGATTGCTCAGTATATATTTCTTGTAACGATGCACATTTGCAGTGGGATGCATCTTTACATATCTTTAAATGTATTAAATGCAACTCATTTATAATGTTAGAATAGTAGCCAGGCCTAAACCTTTCTGCTCTGTTAAGTGTGAGGTCTAAGCTTGCTCCCAAAAATAAAGCATCTGCTTTCTTAATTTCCTGATTCAAACGAGACAAAGCAAAAGTATACAATGAGTCGCAAAAAATACTTTCCCATAATGAATAAATTTTATTAAACCTATCCGTTAGTTCCTCATAACTTAATGAGTTGACTTTTAAAACTTGCTCTAAACCATGCAAGTGATTATTGAGTCTAGACACAATTAAACTCATAGCTATCAGTGAATCTAAATATTTATCTTTATTAGTTTCTATATCTCGCTTTCTACTTACTAGATAAAGCTCAGATGCTTGTTTCGTTCTAAACTGAAACATGTAAATACCGACTATGGGAAACGATAACCCCATAATACCTAAGGGTAGTTTGCTAACGTCCAAAAAAATCTTATAACTTAGATTATCAAAACCTAAGCTATAAGGAGACCAGACAAAAGAACCAAGTATAAGTCCAGATACCATAGGTGTTAATAGAAATAACCAAAAAGTCACATTTTTGAATGCGGACACTTTATGATTTATATGAAATATTTTGCTCATTTTAACTTTATATCTATATTCCATGAGAATTAAATGCGTTAAAAAAATTAACAATAGCAACTGCTAGTATTTTATTTTTCTCGCTTGATGCGGGAAGCATTTATCTGTTTATTGAGCAATTTAATCTCTAGCTCAGTTTTTTCTTTTTGTTTCAATAATATTTCATCCTGTAAAGGTTGAATTTTTTTATGCCAACGATTAAACCCGAAAGCTAGTAAAAAGAGTGACGATGCCAACAAGAAAGCAATCACGTCCATATAAGTTTTTTTATCTGAAGTGTCGATTACTTCTTTTGCCTCTAAAATGTCCTTTCGTGCCGACTGCTCGGGTGTTAACTCTGACATAGAAGCAAGTACCTTAAGTTCGACGTAACGAGCATGAGAGTTAGCCTGGAATGTCGAGTAAACAAATACAAAAAGTGCCATGGTTGAAATTAGAAGCACAAGTCCAAACGTGGCATAGAACTTATATATATTATCTGTTGGGATGGATATCCGTGATTGCAAAACTGTCTCCTTAGACTTCTTAAAATTTATGCGCGAGATGGATGTATCGCTTGTTGATAGATTGCCACTTTCGCTGCTCAATAACAATGTTGCATATCTAAAACCCGTATAATTAGTTCATACTCGCTACACCTTAATCTATTGTGGAATTTACCCCCGTAATACAGATACGGGGGGTTCTCGTTGCGTCCCGCAATCGCTGCTCAGTCCTCGCGACTCATGCGGGACGCATCGAGCACAACAATCTCAATAATCAATCTCGACACTCGATTGATTAGACGCGGTAAGGTTGGGGTGGGTTGCAGTAGCAATCCGCCCCTTTTACATTGTGAGTCTCTGGAAGGGTTGTCTGGCAGGATGTGGGGTGTAGGAGAGCCGTCAGTGCGGTTACTGACCGCGCCGATTAACTCATGGTGCAGAGATCGATTTCAGTGGGCGGCTTGGTGCTTCGCTTGCACTTCGTGCTTTGCTTATCCCTGCGGGGCAGCATCATCCTTAGCCTTTGTTTAGATTGAAGATATCCACGCCACTTTGAACGCCAGTTAACTGCATTTCTTTGTCCGGTTCGTTCATATCGAGATTGATGCTTGGAGGGCAAGTCAGCAGCGCGGTGGCCGCGCTGGACTTAACCATAACTAAGCACTCATCAATCAACTCAAACTCGTATCCGAACCTCATTAGTGTTTGAGAACGAAGGTAATAGGTGTCACGGCCTTTATCGATGCGAAACAGATAATCGTGGGTGTTTGCTACAGTATTTACACCCGTAAGGTAGAACGAACTCGCATCATTAAACATTGGAAGCGCTTCAAAGAATGGATTTACACCATGAGGAACAGCCGTATGACTAGCTTGAGTATGAGCATTGCTAGTATCCAACCCAGAAGCGTTCGACCGAGCCAAACCAGTATCGGCTTGAGGTATTGATAGAGTAGGCGAAGTAGGTAAAGAGGACGCTGAAGCAGTTTCAACTTGCGCAGGAACTGTTTGAGCCGAATCCACATCACTATTAGATAATGCATACAAATCCCAGAAAAATTTTAGAATGGCCAACACGCCAATGAGCATGGCCAAGAGGAACTTTGGCGACTTTAAGATAGAGATATCTGACTTAGTTTCATTGAATCCGCCCGTACCTGTGGATTGATACAGGGCGAACACATCCACCGGAATCTTCTTGCTGCTGCAGCTGGCGTAGTCTGCTTTGGTCGTGGGGTCGGTCTTAGTTGCTTTAGGACGATGGTTATAGATACGCGGCTTACGCTTACGAAAGAAGGTATCCGTAGAACGATGTGAATAGGCTTCACCCGCACAACCTTTTAGCCATGTTGGGATTGCACTGTAATCCGGTGTCAGCATGATCACATCCCATTGGTATTTTCGGTGACGCATGAAAGCGCCATAGAAATCGAACGGGTAGAGCAGACGGTTGTTCTCGTCCAGCTGCGTACGCTCACAATCGTCTAAGTCACTCTCATCGAGCGAATCAGGGGCAATGGGTAGCCAACGAGAATGGAACAACTCACCAAAGCCCTTTGGTAAGATGTCTTCGAACTCTGAGAACGGACGAGCTAAAAACTTCTCACGTTTAAAACCTGCTTCTGGACAGTACAAGTCCTGGCACTCATCGATAACAACCAATGCCCCCGTCGGCATCCAGTTAAACCAGTTCTGCCAAAGGTGAACACCTTCACTTGATCGCGTAAAGATCCTTATAAGTTTGGCACTGGCCGGAAAGGTTTCCCCAAGAATTTTCTCGATAGATTCTTTAGGGCGCAAGCCTTCAATATTGGTGACAACCAAGCGGCCTTCACGAAGTGCAGGGAGGATTTCAAACCAAGTCGCATAAGCAGACTTGTAAGAACCGTTAGAGCCGTGACGAAAGATAACAGCCATAATCACCACCCCATAATTCGAAGAACAAAGGCGGTAGCCAATCCATCGATAACGATTCGAATGGCATCGACAACACCGAGTTGATAGGCGGCGTGTCTAAGGTCTGGCGCTAGGTTGTTAAACGCCGCGTTGAGAACCGTATAGACTTCGTAATCCGTCAGTATCATTGAAGCGATTTCGTAGGCCATCTCAACCATAGAGATTTTGATGGAGAGATAAAGTTTGATACCCCAGTACCAAGCATAGGTAAAGACTTCCAATATTAAGTCGGGAATAGACATGAAGAAGTCAGAGATAGAGCCAAACACATTTGCGATGTATTGAAAGGCTTCGTAGATGAAATCCATGTTAACTTCCTTTGCGTCCTGACGATAAGATGATGAAAGCGGCCATCAACATCGCGGCAAAGATGATCACGTTGCGAATGGTGCTTGTGTTCGTGCCAAGTGTGTTGAATAGGTTAAAGCGTACATCCACATTCCAAGAGGCGCGAGAAAGCGTGAAGGCTTCACCGGAGTAGTTGCCGTCGTTGAAGCTCATTTGGCCGAGATTAATAGGGGACTTGGACTGCATGTCCTTGAGGTTCGTTTTGAGTTTATCGATGTCATCAATTAGGCCATCCACCGCATCACCAATTGCTGTACCTTGTGACCAGCCATCGCCAGTTGGTGGAGCATGGAATTGACCACCATCATTGAGTCCATTTATCGCATCTTGAATACCATCCAGTGATTGTCCAAGTTGGTTACCGAGTTGTTCCGTGGTGCCTTGAAGTTCGCCAAGTTTGCTCACCACGTCTGAGTTATCCCCACCAGTGGAGCCAGAGCCATCAGCACTTCCAATGGCTTCTTCAATTCGACTAAGAATGGTATCTAGAGAAGCGGTTTGATCTTCAATGGCAGTCTTAACCGCATCCACGGATTTGGTCGTCGCTTGAACGGCTTTCTTTGTGTTGGTGACTTCTTTCTTAATGTTATTGGTGTTGGTTTTGATACCGCGAGTATCACTACGGACGCCATCACGGAAAATACGAGTGCTCTGGGAGCTGCTTGCCATGCGTTGCTCGATGTTTTCTAAGACTGGCGTGACTTGGTATTTAATCGCGCCAGTGTTGTCCGCAACCGAATCAACTTGCTTACGCATAGCATCTAAGAACCAGTAAGTACCTGATGTGTGCTTCTCGATTTCAGCGGTACTGGCAATCAAAGGCGAAAGGTCTACATTGCTGCTAGAGCCAGTGGATGTCTTACGGTCAATCGAGTTCATGGTATCGAGTAAGTCTTTAAGCGTAGAGTTGGTTTCATAGAACTCATGCGTAATGCCACGAACGCCCGTCTTGATTTCGTTTCGATAGTTATTCGTGCTGACTTGCTCAGTGCTCAAGTGGGAATAGATATCCGTCAACCTGTTCGTCACCGAGGCATTCATTTCGATGATTTCATTCGTATTGCGGTTTAAGAGGTTGTTAGAAATCACCTGTTTTTCTTGGATAGAGCGCAAGTGATTTATTGGATGATTACTGTCTGGATAAGCAGCTCCAGAGTTACCGCCATTGCCACCGCCACCATGGTCGAGGTCATCACCACCATCTGTATTACCATCAGACCCGTCACCAGTATCACCACCAGAATCATTACCTGAGCCATCGTTAGAGCTACCATCGTCAGGTTCGGTCCAAGGAGAATCACCGGTATATTCGCCAACACCAGAACAAGATGCCCCTGTGTATTTAAAGTCACCTTGCCAGAAAACTGAACTATCAACTTGAATGGTTACCCCTGTACGGCGAAGTTCACAACCCGATGAGCCAGAGCCACGACAGTAACCAGTAGGCGCATCACCCCAAACCGTACCATCCCAACGCATACCCCTAGGGCTTGAGTCTTGAGCCAAGATTTCACAAGTGGTGCGGCATTGGCCTTGATACATTTGCTCACCGTCAGGACATTCATCAGCGAAGGCCAGTGGTGAAAGAAGTAATAAGAAGGGAGCTATAAAACGCATGAAATCACCTTATTACTGAGAAGAAAAAAGGGAGCTTAAGCTCCCCTTAACCAGATATAACGCCTGTATAGACCCCGTATAAAAAGGACAGAGATATTAACGAGGCCAAAGCGATAGAGAGGAGCATTATTTACGTAGCCACGCAACAACCATCCCCAAGCCGAAGCCAAGAGCCGCGATACCGATAACGCCAGAAGTGGTCAAAGACACCATCTGTTTACCGCCATCGATAGCACCGTTAATCGCTTCAACGTTAGCGTTACCTTCTGCAAAAGCCGGAACAGAAAGCGACATTGCCACACCCGCTTGTGTGTATTTGTTAGTGAAAAAGCTCTGTACTTGATTCATGTATTTCATGCTGTTTTTCCTATTATTTTCCAAAGTATTTAAGTATGCGGCCTAAGACATGGCCGCCGATGAAAGTGACAAGGGACTGGCCTAAAACGTATTCGTACAGTTCCTTGTCAAATTCGAGTAATGACCAATCAAATTGACCATCAACTAACTGCGTAACTTGTTCTTTTGACATTAGAATGAGCTCACAACTGCCATTCGTTGCTTGTTGTAAAACACCATCAATAACCGTTACGCAAATAGACATAAAATTTCTTAGTTAGCCTTCATTGAAGCTTCAAAATGCTTCTTAATTTCTTGGTCGACTGGAATAAGCTCAGTCACGATAGCGCCCGCCAATGGGTCTTCTGGATTAATCTCCAAGCGCAATTGGTATTCGCGGCGAGGAACAAGAGCACCAGTGCGCTCAAGAAGCAGGGCATATTCATGGTCAATCATCAACGGTTGATCCCATTGGGGATTCACATCACCGGATTCACCGATAGTGCGGCGTTTGAATTTCTCCGAGTTGATTTCACGTAGAGGTCGTGACACGTTCAGTTGAGCACTGTCACCACGTGCTGAGTTCCAAGTGATATCCATGCCAAGTACAAAAACGGATTTAGCCATTTGTTAAGTCTCCAATATGTGAGTCACCAACTTGCCGTAGGTATCGGGGAAGGTGAATTTAGTTCCATCACGGACAAGGGAACCGACCACGGTTTCAATGTCGCCCTCATGGAATTCGATTAAAGAGTTCAGAATTTTCCCGTACTGGCGGCGCATCCAGTGCGCAGAGGCCAACAGGTCTAACGCCGCGCGTTTAGTCGGGACAGGTTTGGTATTGAATTTCTTTGCAGTAGAAATTGACGCAGCAAAATCATTCAGCGCGGCATACGCGCCAGCAGGATTCAGCAACACATCAACATTCCATTTTTTAAGCTCGACCTCAGAGCGATACCAGACAAGGCCCGTGTTCGCGAGTTTCTGCTCAAGAGCCTTGTTGTAGATACGCCAGTAAATGCGCGAGGTACGCGAACCAATCGAGTATTGCTCTTTGGTGTAAATCGGTTTGCCGTCTTTTCCGATGCTGGCAATGGTCATATCTTCATGAAGCACAGGGCCACGACCACGTTCTGCGGTGCGGAAACAGTCGTCACGCCACGCCTTGTAAGCGTATTCGCAATCAAAAATCCCGTCGTAATCGTCATAGGCCAAGTCAACACGCGCCAGAGTCTGCACACCAAGCACATTGGTCAGCCAGTCATGTAGCGACCACGTAGGACGACGGGCAAATACATGCTTGCATCCCGTTCCGTTGATTTGGAAATGCACCGTGTCATTGTTACCGCCGATACCAACGAAGCCGCAGAAGTCCTCACCATCTGGCGAAGTCAATTTCATGGATTCGGTGTAGAACTGGAAACCCAAACCGCGAGGCGCAGACAGCGACAAACCAAGCACTTGGTTGGTGAAGATGCGCAAGCAGTCTTCCAAGTAATTGCGATAACAGATATCAAACGCTTTGTTGTACGCATCAATCTCATCGGAAGTCTGAGCGACCGTCGGATTAAACACAGGTGGAGCAGGGAACTTAGGTGCACGGCAGTGACGCTGTAACAGTCCAGATTTGGCAAAGCCTTTGTATTCCTCATGCTTGTGCAATCGACGAACCGCATCATGACAATGACGTAAGTCTTTCACAGCAAACGTAAAACACAGGTAATCAATATGAACGTTTTGCTCATCGAAACTTTTAAGGATGTTAGTTGCAGTAGTCATCGAACACCCCCATATTGATACGTTGTTCAACGGTCGTGTTGGTGATGGACACCAACTCATAAGAAGCGAACTGAGACGAAGCCCAAGACTCAAGATGAGACATGGATTTAAGCAAATCCCATTCGTCGCAACCTTTGACCAACACAGAAACCGTGTAGTCAGGCAGCAAGTCGTAATAGATGATTTGAGCTTCGTTCATGGTTACTGAGCCTCAGCGATTTTTGAAAGAAGAGCGCGCTTTGGTGCGTCTTTGATGTAAACGCGAAGATCATCAAATTCGTTTTGTGTCAGCTTGCCGTCGCTCATGAACTCGTTAAGCATTGGAGTAGCGGATGGATTTTCTTCAATCCAACGCTGAACTTGAGCATAAGAGCTCGCAGGAACGTCAAAATTCGCGCGTCCATAGAAGATAAACGCAATAGCTATGAGCCCAGCTAACATACATAAAAGCTCAAGTGGTTTATTACGTTCCATTTAGGCGACTCCAGTACGAAATATTTCGTATAGTTAATACGAGATTTTTCATAGTGTAAATACGATAAATTTCGTACATATAAGCTAGAATCAAGAAAAGAAATTGAAAGGCAGGATTGGAAAATGTACACAAACAAGCTCATTGACGCTTATAAAGAGCAGATGAACTACGTGCAATACAAACAAATCGCGCCAGACTTAGGCATAAGTCCTCAAATGCTTACTGATGTGCGTAAAGGAAGAACGTATTTAAAAGAAAATCAGATACTTATGCTTGCAGACGCTGTAGGCGAAGATAAAGAAAAGGCTCTGATTGGTTTAGCGATGGATAAAGCAAAAACGCACGAAGCGCAGACACTGTGGCAGAACATAGGAAAAAAGTTTAACGGACTTGGATTATCAAGCATTTCAATGGCTTGTGCTGGATTAGCCTTAGTGATTGCAAGTCCTAAAGAATCACTATATCAGTGCGCATTATGTGTATGGAGTTATGTTGAGGGTTTGCCTCTGGCCTGA